TAATAATAAGCTCCAGAACCATCTGGATCAAGATAAGCCATGTTAGGATTTTTCATGTAAGCATCAGCTTCATCAAAAGCTTCTATAACTGCGTCTGTTCCTGCATAACCAAAGAGAGCTGATGGTATGCCTTTTCTAACTAATGGACTACCCACACCTGTTTCTAATTTGCTAGCTTTCTTTATATTTTTTGCTACTCTTCTAGCTTTAAGAGCTTTATTAGCTGCTCCACCTAAAGGCCCTGCTGCATATAATGGTAGTGTTAAATAATCCATTGGGTCTGTAGGATCAAAAATATAATCTGTAAGCTTTTCATAAGCACCCATGGGATCCATTATTATATTTTTTGAACCTGGTGCAGTCAGAGGATTAAATTGTATAGCTGTTTTAATTTTTTTAAATGTAGGATTTTCTAAAAGCTCTTGATAAGAATTTTTTTTTTCTTTTTCTAAATTAACATCACCGCCTTCTTGAAGCTTAACTATGCCTCCGTCTTTTCTACCCATTAGTTTGTTATACTCTTGATCTGCTATATCTCTAGCTTCTGCTTTTATACGATCTTCTATTGGATTAGACATGTATTCTTCACTGTTAAAAAGTTTTCTAAATTCTCTTGGTATTGTTGCAAGAGCAGCTATACCTGCTGAAGCACCAAACTCTTTCATAGGTAATCCAT